AAGCCGCCGAAGCCGTGAGCGAGTGCAACAAGCCGGCATTCCTGTATTATTTCGGCGATTATGATCCCAGCGGCTGCGATATCACGCGCGCGGTGGAGGCAGGCATCCGGGAGTTCGCGCCGTCCGCCGAGATTCATTTCCAGCGGGTGGCGGTGACTCGCGAGCAGATTGACCGCTGGGCGCTGCCGACCCGCCCCACCAAAAAGACGGATTCCCGTAGCAAGCAGTTTGACGGCGAAAGCGTCGAGGTGGATGCCGTGCCTCCAGCGACGCTCCGCGCCATGGTGCGCGGCTGCATCGAACGCCACATCGATCCATGGAGGCTGAGCCAACTTCGGCATGTTGAAACTCAGGAGCGGGAAACGCTGAAGCGCATCGTCGGCGCCATGGAGCAGGCCATTGCCCTGCGCCCGCAATCGGAGGCCGCCGTATGAGCAGCCGCGAAGTGATCCCCGATACTAAATTGGAGGCGGCACTCAGTGTGACCGATGAGATCCGGCGTGCTATTGGCTACCTGTCCCGGCCCGACGACGTTGGCGAGGTCCGAGTACCGAAGGCCGGCCGCAATCGCACGATCTCCGGGTACTTTTCGGACTCAGGACGTATGGCCCAGGAAGTGGAGGGGCTCGAAGCGCTCCGTTTCCCCGGCGTCTATCGCACCCTCAATCCGGTAAACCCCGCGCTGCTGGCCCGCGCTGACAACAAACTCAAGAAGTATGTGGAGTACGCCACCAGCGACGCCGACATCGTGTGCCGCCGGTGGATGATAGTCGATCTCGATCCCAAGCGACCTGCGGGAATCTCCAGCAGCGATCCTGAACATGCCGCCGCTCTGGACCTGGCGCGGCAGATACGGGGCGAGTTGCGCGCCGAAGCTTGGCCGGAACCGATCTTCGCAGATAGCGGCAACGGTGCCCACCTGCTCTATCCAATTGACCTGCCCAACGACGCCGAAGCCGCCGACCTGATCAAACGCTGCCTGCGGGCACTGGCTGCCCGTTTCAACACCGATGTGGTCGCGGTGGATGAAGGCATGTACAACGCGTCCCGCATCTTCAAGGTATATGGCACGACGGCCCGCAAGGGCGACAGCACGGATGATCGCCCGCACCGTGTATCGCGGATGCTGGAAGTGCCTTCGGCTCTGACCGTCGTTCCAATCGATCTCTTGCATGAGACGGCGGCCCAAGCTCCGGAGAAACCGGCCGGACGCGTGGTGGCAATGCCACACCGGCCGGAACGCGGGGCCTTCGATCTGGAACGGTTCCTTATCCAGCATGGCGTGAGATTCCGGCCCCCTGTTGCTCTCGATGGCGGCAGGAAGTTCGTGCTGGAGGAGTGCCCCTGGGATCCGTCCCACCGGGCACCGGATGCCGCGGTATTCGAAGGCGCCGACGGGAAGCTGGGCTTTCACTGCTTTCACAATAGTTGCCAAGGCCGTGGGTGGCGTGAATTTCGGAGTCACCTGGAATCATCCGATGTCGGCTCTGCTCTTGCGCAGTTCCCCGCTCCCGGTGCCTGCTCCGACGTTCCTACTGAGCACGGGCACCCGGCCAGCGGAGACGGAGCCCGCGTGGAAGACAACACGTCGTCTGTGTTTCGGAATATGGCGCCGTATCCGGCGCCGCTGGGAGAGGACGCCTACTACGGTACCGCGGGGCGCTTCGTGCGCCTGGTCGAGCCGCACACGGAAGCCGATCCATCGTTCATGCTGATTCAATTCCTGGGCTACGCCGGCAACATCGTAGGGCGCCGCGCCTTTGTCTGGGCGGGCGCAGATAAGCACTACTCGAACATCTTCCTATGCGGAGTCGGCCCCACGTCCAGCGGACGGAAGGGATCGGCCGCCGGCCCGGCCCAACTGTTCTTCAGCGGTATCGATGAGGACTGGGTGCGGTCGATTCAATCCGGGTTGTCTTCCGGTGAAGGTCTCATCTGGTGCGTGCGCGATCCTATCTACCGCCGCGAGAAGGTCAGCCAGGGTAAGGGCAAGCCGGGGGAGTATGACGACGTCCTAGTTGATCCGGGCGTTGCGGACAAGCGCCTGCTGGTGCAGCAGTCCGAGTTCTTCGGTGCTCTGCAGGCGATGCGACGGCAAGGCAACAATCTCAGCCCGACGATGCGCGATGCCTTCGACAAGGGCCACCTCAACAGCATGGTCAAGAACAGCCCGGCCAAGGCGACCGGCGCCCACGTCACCATCGTGGGGAACATCACGAAGGAGGAGTTGCTGCGGGCCATGCTGGTCGACGAGATGGACAACGGCTTCGCCAACCGCTTCTTGTGGGTCTGCTCACGGCGTTCGAAGTGTCTGCCCGAAGGCGGCCGCATGTGGGAGATCATTCAGAGCGAGCCGTTTCGTAAGTTGCAGGGGGACTTCAACCGGATTCACTACAAAGTCGAGGGTGCGATCCGCCGTGACGGCGAAGCCGCGGATGTCTGGGGTTTCGACGGCCGGCCGGATACGGGCGTCTACCGAAAGCTGACGGAGGAGCGGCATGGCATGTTCGGCGCCTGTACGGCTCGTGCCGCCGCGATCACGCTACGAGTGTCGCTGATCTACGCCTTGCTCGACGGCGCCAACGAGATTCGCAAGGAGCACCTGATGGCAGCGCTTGAGGTCTGGCGCTATTGCGAGGACTCGGCGAAGTACATCTTCGGCGACGCGTTGGGCGACCCCACTGCCGACGAAATCCAGCGGGCGCTACGGGCCGCTCCCACCGGGATGACGCGCACGGAGATCACGGCCCTATTCGACCGGCACAAGTCCGTGGCCGAACTCAGCCGCGCCCTCATGGTGCTGCACAACCATAGCCTTGCGCGGTTCGAGCTGCAAAAAACGAAAGGGCGTCCAGTAGAGAGGTGGTACGCAGTTTGGCAGGAAGCTCCCACGGAGGAAGCCAGATGACCGGACTTATTTCGCAAAACTGCCATCCTTTTCTCGCAGAGGATCTTCTTTCTTTTCTGCTTTTTTCTCTTTATTCGCTTATTTCTCTAAGGTACCTGAGGAAGCAGCCTGATATCACAGCCCGCCCGGCCCTTCGGCGGCAGGAAGCAGAAGGATATATACCTGCGAAAAAAGCGCAAGAAGCGAATAAAGCTGATTCAACAGGCTTTAGCTCGCGAAACAAGTCAGCCCATATTGCGAAAAAAGGTCTCGGCTGCGGTGGGCCAGCCCAAACGGCACAAGGAATCGTCCGCAAGCAGATCAGGAGGAATGAACTATGAACACCTATGTAGACCAAGCCAATGACGCAAGAGAATTCCGCCGGCTCGAACCGCACCAGCAGGAGGCCCTGGTGGACTGGATCAGGGCCCTGCTGGCGCCGGCGAAGACCATCTTCCACCGCAATAGTTATGGCATGAAACATGACTTCGGGCGGGAGCCTGGCGGCTTCTACATCCGGAACGGCGCGTTCAAGGGCGCGATGCTGGCAGCGGGATTTCGCCCAGTGGATGAGCACGAGTTGAATTGGCGGTTCCGCGTCAGGCCGGCGCGGGAACTGGATTCACGGGAGAAGCACGAGCTGCGTCTGATCGGCCGGGGTTGGCTGCATCGTGATCGCTGGCGCGAGAAGGGTTACGTCATTTGCCCGGTGACCCAGAAGCGAAGGATGGAGGCGCACGAGTGGGCCTGTCGCCGCGAACAGAGGCCGCTGGTGCTGGTGGCCATCTGTGGTAAGTCGGCTTGGCTCACTCTGGACACAACGCCGGCCGGCTTCTGCTTGACGCCTGGTCCTTACACTGAAGTATCTGCACTCTTCCACGAGCTCGATCCAAGCGAGCGCCATTGGTACACAATCGAGCATTCCATCTTCCGCATTGGCCGGGTGCGATTGGACCGAGCTGAAAAGGTCGCGGCCACACTGGTTCGGATTGCTGAGGCATGCCGCCCGCAGCCGAAGCAGGAGGCTGAGCGGCAATGATTATGGCCCCTTATAATTCTGCCATGGCGATATTAGGACAGTTAATTGAATACAAGCGCATCCTACTGAAAACATGGGACCTGACCTCTGGCCTGGGCAGCGACTGGTCAAACCGCCACGTTCGCGTACGGTCAGGCCCGAAAAAGTGGTCAACACCAGGTCAACAGGAGTCAACAAAGCATGAAACAGCCGCCCCCCGGATTCATGACAATGGCGGAGTACAGCCGCCACCGCAGGGTCAACCGCTCGCACATTACCCGCTTGGCGCAGAAGGGTATTCTCGTGATGCGCGGCAAGCTGGTGGATGTGGCAGCTAGCGATGCTGTTCTCGATGACCGGCCCGTCGATATCGAGCCAGCGCAAGCGACATTACCGCCCCAATTTCGACCGGCCCCAGATTCGCTTGGCGGTCAGAGTGGCGCCAGTTTCGCGCAGGCGCGCACCGTCGAAATGGTTTTCCGGGCAAAGCTGCGGAAGCTCGAATATGAGCTCCGGCAGGGAAAGGTAATCGAGGCCGATGTCATCCGGAGATCGATGGCCGATGCCGGCCGGACTCTCCGAGATGGCCTCCTCGGGCTTCCGGATCGCCTGGCGACGGTCCTGGCGGCGGAAAGCGACGCGAAGAAGATCCACGTCACCCTGAAGACCGAACTCTCCCGCGAACTGGAGGCGCTGGCCGATGCAATCGACGCCATCTGATCAACAAGCAATCCTGGTAGGGATCCGCAGGGCTTTTACTGCCGCCATTCGGCCTGATCCGGCGCTCACCATCAGCCAGTGGAGCGACCAGTACCGAATCCTGTCGCGTGTCTCGGCTGGCGAGCCGGGACGATGGCGCACCTCAAGGACTCCCTTCCTGCGGGAGATCATGGACTGCCTCAGCCCGTCGTCGCCGTACTCGCGCGTGGTATTCATGAAGCCGGCGCAGATCGGCGGCTCCGAAGTGCTACTGAACATGCTGGGCTACATCATCCATTACGCTCCTGGCCCGGTGATGCTGGTGGAGCCCACGGTCGAACTGGCCAAACGCTTCTCGCGGCAGAGGATCGCGCCATTAATCGAGAATGCATCCGTCTTGGCTGAGCGCGTGTCCGACCCGCGCGAGCGCGATTCCGGCAATACGATTCTTGCGAAGGAATTTCCAGGTGGCGTGCTGGTCGCGACCGGCGCGAACAGTTC